AAGACGGCCATACTTCACCTGGCGCCGTATAAGCTTAGCGGAAAAAATGTTTGTCCAAATGCTTCAAAAGCATGCGCGGCAGCTTGTTTGAATACTTCAGGACGTGGTCAAATGAATTCGGTTCAGGATGCGCGGATCAATAAGACGAATGCATTCTGGCAGGACCGTCTACAATTTTTAAAAGATCTAGATGCGGAGATCAAGCAGCTCAGCAAGCGGGCGGATGCAGCTGGATTTAAATTCGCGGTTCGATTAAATGGAACCTCGGATCTCCCCTGGCATCGTTACAAGCTTGACGGTCAGAATTTAATGCAGCTTAACCCTGATGTCCAATTTTATGATTATACAAAAGTATTTAACTACCTAGATCATGGTGTTAAAAACTACTATGTTGTCTATTCACACAGTGGAGAAAATAATTCCGAATGCATGCGGGCGTTACGTAAGGGGGTAAACGTTGCCTATGTGTTTAAAGATAAGCTACCTAAAAAATTCAAAGGGCGTAAAGTCATTGATGGTGATAAGCATGATTTGAGATTTAAAGAGAAACAGTCAGGCGTGGTTATTGGATTGAGAGCAAAGGGACTAGCTAAAAAACAGGTGAGCGACTTTGTTAGATAAGCTTATTGCGCATATAATTTTATTTTTGATGTATCGACCCATTATTTCAATAGCTATAATTTTTATTATTCATTTTATAATTAAAGCGATTTAATGGGCTGTTCATAATGGGTTTATTAACAAACAAAATAGCAACATAACAGGGTTATACAGCGAAAACCCAAAATGGTCAGTTTATAACTTGCATATCTTATCAAGTCCCATTATATTAAACTCATGTTTAATATTCATAAAACACAAACAAAGGGGGTTCAAATGAATAACAAACATAAGTTGATTAAACAGTTAAGCAAAATGACTGTTAATGAGATAGTCTTTAAACTTGCAGAACATAAGCAAGCGTCTAAAGACTTAAAAGAAAAAACCGACCTACTACAAGAACAGGCTTTATTAAGTCTAGGTTGTATAAAGATTAAAGATGATAAAAAAGTCTTTATTAAACCGCTTGCAAAGTCTTTTAGTTGGAAGGGCGTTAAGACGTGGCTAGAGGTTGTCAATAATAAAAAAGTTATTTTTGACAGTAAAGCGTTTAAAAATGCTCACGCTGATTTATACGCTAAATTCAAGAATAAGCCTGTTGACGCTGTAACAGTAAAGGCTAAACGTGAAGAAGAATAAATTAAAAGATCTTAACCCCTCAAAAAGAGGGGTTAAGACCCTAACAGGTATCAAACCATATAAACTTGATACTTACAGGATCGCGCAAGAGAACGCTAATATTCAACGCGTTGACGCGCAAGTCAAAAAATACTTTAAGAAAAAATAACAAACATGCGGGGGTTAACGCCCCCGCTACTTAATAGGGGTCTCAAAAAACTTTTGTTTTTTGCTTTTTTGTCAAAATTTTTTTTTGACAAAAGATTTACATGTTACTAAGACTTTGACTAAATCTTGCAACACAAATACATGTAGTGTAGTGTGAAACTAAATGGGGACCCAATAGGATATAAAACTCATGTCTGACACAAATTTATTAACAACAGATCAATTACGATTGAAGGTAGAGAGAACCTGGATAGAACATATTAAACTATGTCAGGATAACTTCCTATATTTTGTAATGAATGTTTGGCCTGAGTTTATTTGTAGAACAGATAAGGACCCAAATAGATGGGGCCACCATCAGCATATCGCACATGAATTTACAACTATTGCTAAAAATAAAAAAGGCAGACTTATTGTTAATATGCCGCCGAGACATACAAAATCTGAATTTGCCTCTGTTTACTTCCCAGCTTGGATGATAGGAAAGAATCCAAAAATGAAATTAATGCAGGTATCTCACAACGCAGAGTTATCTGCACGATTTGGTGCGAAGGTAAGAAATTTAATTGATAGCGCAGAGTTTAAAGAAATCTTTGGAGATGTTAAACTAAGAGAAGACTCAAAAGCAAAAGGACGTTGGGAGACCAATCAAGGTGGGGAATATTATGCAGCGGGAGTAGGCGGTTCTATCACAGGACGAGGGGCGGATCTTTTGATTATTGATGACCCACACACGGAACAAGATTCTTTATCTGATTCTGCAATGGAGAGAACTTTTGATTGGTATCTCTCTGGACCAAGACAACGTTTACAACCAGGAGGCTCAATCGTATTAGTAATGACGAGATGGGCACAAGATGATTTAACAGGTCGATTAATAAAATCAGAGTCTGAACCTAAAGCAGACAAATGGCAAAAAATTTCTTTCCCTGCAATTTTACCTAGTGGTAATCCAGTCTGGCCAGAATATTGGAACATAGAAGAATTAGAAAAAGTTAAAGCTTCTTTGTCTGTAAGAAACTGGTCAGCACAATATATGCAAGAGCCTTCATCTGAAGAAGGAGCAATTATTAAAAGAGATTGGTGGATTCCATGGCCTAATGATATGCCAATTTTAAAACATGTAATACAATCCTACGATACTGCTTTTTCAAAAAAAGAAACAGCTGACTACTCAGCAATTACAACTTGGGGAATATTTAAACCTGAAGACGGAGCTGCAGATGCTATTATGTTAATAGATGCGATTCGAGGTAGATTTGATTTTCCAGAGTTGAAAGCAGTTGCATTAGAGCAATATAAATACTGGCAACCTGAAACAACAATTATTGAAGCGAAAGCGTCAGGACAGCCATTGTTACAAGAATTTAGAAGAATGGGTATTCCAGTCATGGATTTTACACCCGGACGGGGAAAAGACAAACACTCACGGGTCAACGCTGTTGCTCCTATTTTTGAGTCTGGACAAGTCTATTATCCTAGAGATGAAAAATTTGCTGAAGAAGTTATTGAGGAATGTGCAGCATTTCCTCATGGAGAACACGACGATTATGTTGATAGTACTACACAGGCTATGTTAAGATACCGGCAAGGATATTTTGTTTCGACTTATTCAGATGAAGATGAAGTTACAAAATACAAAAATAGAAAATACGTATACTATTAGGAGAAGATATGAACAAAAAAACAAAGCGTAAGCTAAAAAGAATCGCTGCTTTGGGTTTACTTGGCGTGGGTGCAAAAATGGGTTTAAGTAAGATGGCCGAAAACAGAGCTATCAAAGAAAGTGCTATGAGTGCAAAACCTATGTTTGCTACAGAAATGAATCGACAAAGAGTTCCTGCTTTTATAAAAAAAAGAGGTATTAAAGGTGGAAATCCATTAAGACCTAGAGGAAATATAACAGGACAAACTTTTGGTATTGATCCTTTTGGACCTGGTATGGGTGCAAAAAAAGGTAAGATGATCAAAGCCAGAGGCGGAAGACTAGCTAGAGTAAAACCAACTAAAATGATGTAATGGCAGAAGTTGAAAAAATTAAAGAGGATTTGGAATTAGAAACTCCAAACGAAGATGTAGATATTGAGCTTGAAGGCGAATCATCTGAAGCAGAAAAGATTCGTGATAGAGCAGAAATAATCGATGAGTTCTATGAAAACATTGCACTGAAACTTTCCGATGAAGTTTTAGGAAGAATGTCTAGCGAGTTAGTTCAAGAATATAAAAGAGATAAAGTTTCCAGAAAAGATTGGGAAACTGGTTACACAAAAGGTTTAGACTTATTAGGTTTTAAATATACCGAGATGACTAGACCTTTCAAAGGTTCAGCTTCTGTTACTCACCCCTTGTTGGCGGAAGCTGTAACACAATTTCAAGCACAAGCGTACAAAGAATTAATACCATCTGATGGTCCGGTAAGAGCACAAGTAGTCGGTGCTCAAAGCGATGAAAAAGTTAATCAAGCAACAAGAGTGCAAGAATTTTTTAATTACATGCTATTAGAAAAAATGGAAGAGTACACACCAGACATGGATCAAATGTTATTCTATTTACCTTTAGCAGGATCTGCATTCAAAAAAATTTATTTCGATGAAATTATGCAAAGAGCTGTTGCAAAATTTGTACCAGCAGAAGATTTGGTCGTACCATATTATGCAACGGATTTATTAGAATGTGAAAGAATTACTCACGTTGTTAGAATGAGTGAGAACGATATTATCAAACAACAGAAGTCTGGCTTCTACAGAGATGTAGAATTAAAACCTGTTCAAACAGGTATGACTGATATAGAAAAAAAATACCAAGAGTTAGAAGGTGTAACACCTTCAGGAGAAAAACAATATGGATTTAATATTTTAGAAATGCATGTTGATTTAAATTTAAATGAATACACATCAGAAAGTCCAGAAAAAGATGTAAAAATTCCTTACATCGTAACTATAGATGAAGGTTCTGGTGAAATTTTATCTATTTATAGAAACTATGATATCGATGATGAAACAAAAAAACGTAAAGAATATTTTGTTCATTATAAATTTTTACCAGGATTAGGTTTTTACGGCTTCGGTTTAATACACATGATCGGTGGATTATCTAGAACAGCTACACAAGCTTTAAGACAGTTGCTTGATGCGGGGACTTTGAGCAATTTACCAGCAGGGTTC